TGAGTAATGTCTTCACCAAGTGCAATGAGCAGATCCTTTACTGCCTTCTCCACCTTTGGCATATCTAGATTCTTATATCCCATTGCAATCACACTCCTCTCGCATTCGAATCCCAAACTAACTTATGCAACTGAACTTGAAGTCTAACGTCATTTAGCTTGTTATCTAAGATGTAGTTAGCAATATCTACCAGCTCAATCTTACCAAATACAGGACTAACAATTATCTGTGCATCTGTGTAGCATCGGATCTGAGTCATGTCTTTGAGGTCTTGCTTGTCGCTTACTACGAACTTCAACACATCATCAAAGTCCAGCTCCTTCAGATTGCTTTCAATCATCTTGCTTTCTTCGCCGCTACTCTTGCACTTCCAGTCCATTGTGACCATGACGTTATCTAGCATGAGATCTTTGAGGGGCTTGATGTCTACTGCGCCATTTGTTTCGACCTCAACACCATAACGATTCTCTGATAGGCACTTGACGAGATCAAGAGCATCTTTCTGCAGAAGTGGTTCCCCTCCAGTGAACACAACTTTCTTGCACTGATATTGTTCAATCTCTTTCAGAATGTCGTCTACAGACAGCTCTCGAAAGCATCCGCCCTGCCATGAATATATGCTGTCACAGAATGAACAAGCGAGATTGCATCCATAGGTTCTTATGAATATTGCTCTAAGTCCGCTTTGAAGTGATTCACCACTAAGTGAACAAAATATTTCAGATATTAACATCCTTGCACCTCCGTGTAAGTAGCGATATTCTTCTCAGTCTCTTGTACGTTTACAGATATGACAGCGATCTCGGGATCTATTTCATGAAACTCAAGCTGAAGTTTATTATAGAATGACTCCGCCATCCATTCAGCTGTAGGACTTTCATGTACCACATTCAACTTCTGCTCAGGTGCAACCTTCTTAAAACAATCTACAAGTGGATCAGTATCTCTTAGGATAATAGAATGATCATACTGACGATCAATCAGACCCATTATCTCTTTGAGAAGTTTGAAATCTATGACCATACCTGCATCATTTAATTTTCTTCTGCCTACCTTGACACGAACCTTATAAGAATGACCATGAACTGAATCACGACATTCTCTAGAGTAAGTATCTACATCATATAGACGGTGTGCTGCTTCAAATGCAATTGTTGCTTCCACTATGTGCATCACTGTACCTCCCAATCAATATCAATTTCGTACTTGATAGGATCTACAGCATGATTTGCTTTGAAAGCAGCAATACGATCTAAACAGGTTCCACATTTTCCACAAGCACACTCTCTGCCATTGTAACACGATGTAGTGAGTTGATAAGGTACTTTTAGGTTAAGGCCCTTCTTGACTACTTGAGCTTTATTCCATTCTACTAAAGGCGCAACAACATGCACTTTATGGTCAGAACCTTCGTCAATTGCAAGAGCCATTGCATCGGTGAATGCTTTACTGCAATCAGGATAAGCATTACCTGCAGCGTCATCTGCATGAGCTCCAATGAATATTTCTGTCTCTTCTCCGGGATAGATAGATAATGCAAGAGCAGCTACTGCTGAAAGCATGGTGCCATTTCTGAAAGGCACAAATGTAGAAACTACTCCAGTTTCTGATTTGTTGATTTGATCTGCATAATCACCTTCGGGGACTTTTTCAGTTGACTGCTTCAATAATGAACAGTTACTGTACTTGAATATCTCTGAAAGATCTAGATCATAGTGAGTAACTCTGTAGTATTCTGCAACTTTTTTAGCAGCATCTACTTCACGAGAATGCTTTTGGCCATATACAATTGATACTGCAGATACATTTTCCTTTCCATACATGTCTACAGCTATACCTAAACAGGTAGTGGAATCTACACCGCCGCTTGACAATACAATCGCATGCATATTTCTTACCTCCCTGTCCTAGGTCTGTGATCACAAGCATATTGCATCATGCTCAACTGACGAGCTTTCTTAACATCTTGATGTGCTTCATCTGCATAAACACTGAAAGGTAAGATTGAAATTCCGCCCCTAGAATTGAAATCGCCGTACACTTCAAGATACTTAGGATCAAGCAGATCAACTAGATCTTGCATAATCATGTGAACGCATGACTCGTGAAAATCTCCGTGCTGCTGATAAGAGAAGAGGTAGAGCTTGAGCGATTTTGACTCGACCATGTACCTATTAGGAATATAAGAAATGTGAATTGTTGCGAAATCTGGCTGACCGGTCTTAGGGCATCTTGACGAAAATTCAAAGCAGTCAAGACTGACTACCTGCTCATCTTCAACTGTGTCATCAAATTTCTTCTCAAACTTCTCAAGAATTGACGGATCATAGTCGAACTTATACTTCGTGTTCTGATTACCTAAGAGCGTTACGCCACTTAGGTCTTGTTCATTGTGTTCTGACATTATTTTAATGTCCTCCTTGTAATATAGTTTTTATTTGTAACCCGCAGGAGTTCGACAAGGTCATACGAACTGCGGAGTGTTACCTGATCAACTTATAAATGAACTAAAATCACCGTGTTGTAGATTGTCTGAGATCGTTCAGATTTCTCGCATGAGGCTCATCATATCTCCATGCAAGACATCAACAATCATTTGATTCATGTCACTTATATTCGCCCCGTGCTCGAAGCGCATCGAACATGTCCTCATCATCAAATTCAAATGTAGTGTCATTATAATGTTTCAGGAATATATCGTAGTTTCTTGCAATATACTTTAGACCTTCGTCAAACTCTGCTAGCTTCTTTTTAGAATTGACACCTCTGCTTTTTGCAAGCACTTGCGGCTCTGGGGATATACTTACAGATATCGACATATCTCCGATACTTAATTTGATTCTAGGATTATTTCTATGCGAAACGCTTCTAGAAATACCTCCGTGATCTGACCAGATGATAATATTACCTAATCCTGATTTTTGAGGATTCAAGTTAGACATCCCGAATATATCATTTTTAGATAACTTTATAATTTTCATATTAGTAATCCTCCAATAATAAAAGCACCGCTGAATATATTTGATAAAGTTCTGTCAGGAAACATTACCAATCATACATCCAAGAAGCGGTGCTAATATACGAAGAGTGTAAATATTGATCTTAGACGAATAATTGGTAGTGAAGTTTCCTGACACTATTATTATATAGCAAAATCAAGAAATTGTCAATACCTCGACCTAAGATCGACGATTTGTGTGTACCGCCTTAAGTTGTAGTTTTAATTTGTATACCGCAGGATTTCGGAAGACGTGTTGAAATACGAACTGCGGTTCATATTGCTAAACGATATACTCAGATATTGAAGGTTGAATATCGGGATCATCTGAGTCTTCGTCTGCGCTCTCACCCTCGATATCATCTAACCTTGACACTGTAGGTGTGATTGCTCCGAGCAACCATAGCTCCCATGCAAGTTGTGAAGTTTTGCCATTCGTCATGCTTGAAATCAATTGTCTTTCTCCGCCTCTCTGCATTCTTGTTTTCTATTTCTTCGATCAATCTTGATATCCTTTGATTTGTCTGCCATTAAACTAGACCTGAAACCTACCCAAGTAGGTCCTCTATCCTGCTGAGGATTCATCTGACGCTGAAGCTTCTGCATCTCTTTCTTTGATAATCTGCTCAAGCTCTTCCACCTTCTTCTCAAGTTCAAGGATCTTCTCAATCATATACATAACATACTCAGTAGGTCTATTCTTGCCTGTCTCCCACATAGATACATTTATCGGAGATACATGGAACTTAAATCCGAACCGTGTTTGAGATAATCCTAATTCTGTTCTTATCTGTTTAATGCGTTCGCCATCTGTCATACTATATTCTCCTATTCACTATTAGCAAAACTATATATCAATTATATTATATAGGTTAACTGTAAATTTGTCAACTAGAATTCGACATCTTCGTCATCTTGAACAATACTTGAAGCATTATCGGACGAAGCTCCGCCGATAACTTGAGCAGCAGATACAGTAGGTATGTTTGGTATTGTAGGTGCAGATACTACATCTGATCCACCGCCATCTGCGAGATACTGCATGTTACCTGTATTGACATCCCATGCATATGAAAGTACCTGACCGCTGTTGATAGCCATACGAGATTTAAGAAGCTTGATGTCAAGTACGTGCTTATCAAATATCTGACGAAGACCTATAGCTTGTGTCGCTACACGACCAGGAGCATCTGAATTTTCTGCATTATATAGATCCGGGATACTTTCACCTTTATCATCTTTATTCTTTACATCTCTGTTTGACTGCATGACTAATACTACTGCGCAGCCAAACTGTTTGCTGAGTGAAAACAATCCTGTCGCTATATTCTTATACTTCTCTTGATCTCTAGTTGCCCTCTGATCGTCAATCATGTAAGAGATACCATCGACAATCAGAAGCTTGATGTCATGCTGGCGAACAAAGGTCTTCAGTTTCTTGACAGAAACTCCTTCGGGGAAGTCCTTATCTTCTATGACGAATGCCGATGCACCTGTATCAGGTAGAGATTTAAGGTATGCGTAATATTCAGAACTATAATCACCTCTATATAGTGAGCTATTCTGAAAATGTTCTCGCCAAGTATCAAATCTTGTTGCTAAGTATGCAGACTGCATCTCAGGTGAATAGTATGCTACAGGAAATCCATGCTTCTGTGCAGACTCCATCATCTTTGTGCATGCCCACGACTTGCCAGCGTTACTACGAGCAATGATAACAAACAGCTCTTCAACTGTACTCAACCCGCCATACATGAGCTTATCAAGTTCATCAAATCCAGTTGGTATTCTTTTCTGTTTATTATATTCAAGAATCTGTTGCGCACGCTTCTCAGCTTCTTGAACTATATCCATAGGTGCAGCGTCATTGAAACTTTCTGCTTTCTCGCACTGACTTGAGATGTACGCCCATGCTTCATTCGCATCACCGGATCCGAGATCTTTGATGTTATTGAAAGTTTCGATGAGCAGTATCTGTTTTCTATGCTCCTTAAGACGCTTCTCAAGATACTCAAGTGGTTCAGGTACAGCAACAAAGTTGAAATTTGGAAACTGTGCTAAGAAATCAAAGCGACTCGGACATATAGAATATCTGCTATAGTGATTCTGAATGTATTCAATCTCTTTAGTATACAGTGAATAGAATTCAGGTCCATATGCAAGCAGAGTAGAGACCTCAGAAGGATCTTCCGAGGTGATTATCCTTGATATAACTTGAATCTCAATCGCTTCTACCATAACCCGTTACACCACCTTCTGTTTCTTCAGCATATCGCATAATCTAGCAAAGAAGGGGCCATCCCCAACAAGATTAGAAATAGGTGGAGAAACAACTATAGTAGTAAGCTCAGAGCTTACTCTGCTTTGAAGAAGTGTCAACAGCTGCTGGCACTGAAAATCTTTGAAGTTAATGAAATCAATGTTTGATATTATTAGTATCTTAGCAGACTCAGCCCACATACGCATGTACTCTGCATCGGATGTCTGGCCGCCACTGTTCCAGCTCTTCTGAACAGCATCTATATACTGCGAAAACTTCAAGTTATAGGTCACGCAGTGAAGTTGACTGCCCTTCCAGGTCTGGCAGATGCCACAGTAAGTTAGTAGATCTGCTACAAATGTAGTTAAGTTTGGCTCAATAACTGTTCGGATTGAACCTTTGCACTTAGCTAACAGATTGCTATACTTATCAATTAGCTCAGGCTTGACCTTGAATACATCATTATTCATTCCTATTCCGCTTCGCTCAAGTAAGTAAGTTGTTTGAGCAAGAACAGGACAGGACTTGTCACATTGAGTGTATTCAAAACAGTGGCCTGAGTAAATGCAATTAAACACTCAAGTTCAACCTCCTCAGTATAGGATTTCTCGATCTCTTAAACGATACTCGGCTTTCTACGCAACTCCTTGCAATGCTCAATACATCTATGTAACCTCTAGATATGTATTGTGTAGAGGGCATGAAAAGTGTTAAGTATGGAAGCAGTGTGCCATACATAGAATACTTATGCTGAATACCATTCTCCTCTTCAAGTAAGTATCGCCTTACCACATACTCCTTGATGAACTCTGACTGCTTAGGTATCACAGATGATTCAGGGAGCGAATCCCAGCAATCATCTACAGGTATGAGTTCACCATCTATCTCTATATGTGTATAAAACGATTGAACATTTCCGTCAACTACTCTTTGAAGTTTATATAGGTGAGGATATCTAATCACATTATCAACTAATTGATCTTCTGTGAATCCTTCCACAGGAAGAATCAATCCTACATCAGAATCGTACTTAAGGCCATCAACCGCTTCATACATTGCAGCTGCTCTAGTACGAATAAGCCGAGTAGGGTACAGCTTCATGAGTTCAGCATCAGACATCATGCTAACTTCTGTTGTAACAGATATTTCATTTTGCTTTGTAGGTATTTCAGGAAGTGTTGTATATATCACAAGCTTGTCTGGGCCATCCTGTTGAGAAAGCCAAGGTTTAGAATAGTCGAATCTAGGATATATAGGCGATCTAATATACAGATCTTCTTTTTGGGTACCTTCGTCAATTGAAGGTTTTTCTATTGAAGCAGAAGTGATCATGTTCTGCGATATATCTTTGTTGACTTTGATCTTTGCTGCAGGCTGAGGTGCAGGCTCAACAGGAGAATCGGAAATCTTCATAGAATTTGATATGTCAGTAGGGCTAACATCCCAATCTATTCCGTCTACTGTCAGATATATGCCACCCAATATTTTTGCAACATTGTCCATATTAAAATCTGGCATAGTATTCAAGGGTGAGGACTTAGACCAATCAAATGGAGGGGTCTCATTCTCTAGTACACAATATGTTAATATATTTAATGCATCGGTAACCTGCTGCTTATACTTAAGTGTATTACTAAAATGATTACAAACATAAGATATGAGAGAAGCATGAAGTTCAGATACTGAAGCTCTGTACCTTCTAGGAACTTGATATCTTTCAGAAATTGATGTGAACTTGATCTTATTAAGTGAATTATATACTCCCATTATAGTTTGGACCTCATCTTGATTATTTCATAAGTATGATCCGGAAAGATCTTAGTATACATGTTGAATATTGTATCAATCTTATCTTCATTGAAGTTACTATCATATAACGAAGATTTAATTTCTTTTTCAAGCACCACAGCTTCTGCTTCTATGTTATCTGAAGACTGATAGATGTCATGAATAAATTTAGGCAGAGGATATTGTACAGAACCTTCAGCGTCAATGCCCCTGCCCCACTCATACATGCTGTTATTGAACTCAGAAATAGATTTGTTTCTGACATAATATCCATATGCAACAATGAACTCATCTATGTAGTTGCAAATCTTTGACGGATTATATCTGAAAGATGATTCTTCTGCAGACTTGAACCTTAAGTTAAACCAATCATACAATGCAACAGCGCAAGAAGATACAGCACTAATAGAAAATTTCTTCACCCTTAGATCTGACATTCTTGATCTATATGCCCTCATGATGTCCTTCGGCTGATTTAGTATAACATGAAATGATTGAGATGAAATCATGGATGGAGCTGCGTGTTTGATGCGCTGTGCATTCAATATTCCTGAAAGGATGTTCTCGCAATCATGCAGCATGTCCAGTATATCTTCATACTGCCTGATACT